GGCTCGCAAGGGCCTAAAGGGGAACAAGGTATTGCCGGACCAACCGGAGCCAACGGACAAACTTCCTACTTACACATCAAGTACTCGGACAACGGTACGACGTTTACCGCTAACAACGGTGAGACGCCGGGCGCATATATCGGACAATACACTGACTTCACGGCGGCAGACAGCAATACGTTTTCCGCTTATACCTGGACGAAAGTCAAGGGCGACAAAGGAGATAAAGGCGACAAGGGTGATACAGGTGCAACCGGGGCAAAAGGTGACAAAGGTGATACAGGACCGACCGGATCGCAAGGTATTCCCGGCACATCACAGTATTTTCACGTAAAGTACTCCGCTAATGCGAACGGTAATCCGATGTCTGACACTCCGAACACTTATATCGGTACAGCGGTAACAACAAGCGCGACCGCTCCAACCGGATATACTTCATATAAGTGGGTACAGTTGAAAGGCTCGCAAGGTCCTAAAGGAGAACAAGGTATTGCCGGACCAACCGGAGCCAACGGACAAACTTCCTACTTACACATCAAGTACTCGGACAACGGTACGACGTTTACCGCTAACAACGGTGAGACGCCGGGCGCATATATCGGACAATACACTGACTTTACGGCGGCAGACAGCAATACGTTTTCCGCTTATACCTGGACGAAGGTTAAGGGCGACAAAGGTGATAAGGGAGATACGGGTGCAACTGGAGCAACCGGGCTTCCCGGTGCTCTAATCCGTCCGCGCGGCGAGTGGAAAGCAAATACTAACTATGTTAACAACACGCAGTATCGAGATACTATCATCTACAACGGTAATACTTATTCGTGTCGTGCGGATCATAATTCCGGTTCTTCTTTCGATGTAACGAAATGGACTTTGTTTAACGAATTTATAAATGTCGCTACGCATTTATTAGTAGCTCAAAATGCAACGATCGATATACTCGGTACGTCTGGTCTGTTTATCGGTAATCAAGCAAAAACGCAAGGTTGGTTAATGACAGGCGGTTCGATTAAGCACAATGTAACCGGGCTTGAACTAACAGCAGACGGGAAATTATCACTCCCTAAAACAGGTGCGATATTAGTTGGGGGTAAGACGTTTATCAGTGATGGAAAGATCGTAGCTGATTTTATTGATGTTGATAAATTAGCAGTTACTAACTTAGCAGCAATAAAAGGCACGATTGCAGGGTTTGAGATTGCGAATAATCGTATCGGAGTTGCAGATAGCGACAAAGGAGGTGTGTATTCCGGGTTATCTCTTAACAGAGATTTTATTAAGTTTTCCGAGTCGGATACATGGGTAGGCATAGGCACTAATGTGTTTCCATCGTCAACCGGAATGAAGTGTCTGGCACGATGCGAATATACAGGAAGTGTAAATTCGGGTATAGCTTTATACGCAAAATTTAGACCTAAAGAAGCTTCTAGCTGGTATACACAACGTGCTATTCAATATGACGGGAATGTTTTTGGAATAGGTCGGCGCGCTATTTTTGAAGATGGTTATGTTGGAGCAGCCTACACGGATATTATAACAAGTAATATAGCGAATACTCATACTTATGTATTTACCTCGATCTCGTCCACATTAGTAGCGATTAATCTTCCGGGACGTGCTCAACTAGAGAAGCTCGGAATTTCTAATAACACTTTCTTCGAGTTGCGGATAATGGTTACCTGGGAACCCGGTTCTAATAAATGGCTAAGAATTAAAGGCTGTGCAGATGGTCGCCTGTTGATGGGTGTCAATGTTGCAAATGTGAATCTATGGGGAGATGGTTGTGCTGATATTTCAGGTGGGAATATGTTTAGAATAAGATATATGAATAGTCACTATTACCTATAATTACAATAATGAAAATAGACTTTAGAAATATTCAAGTAAAAGACATCGAAGGGAATAACAGTACCGTCGATATTGCAAAAATGTTAGGCAATACGATCTATCAGAAAACCGCCGATTTAGGCGAGTTGGAACTAGCTCAACAAATCTACAAGAACGGTGAAGTAGAAGTATCTCCCGAACAGGCGGAAAGTATTAAAAAATATGTGAGTACGGGGTTCGTCGCTTTTGTTCAGGTAGCGGTTAATGAAGCTTTATCGGTAGAATAATTCAGTTTCAATCACTTTTATTAAAGACATGAACAATATTGATTCAATCATCATCCACTGTTCGGCTACACGTGCTGGACAAGCTTTCAAAGCAAAAGACATTGATCGAATGCATAGAGATCGAAACTTTTCTATGATTGGTTATCACTATGTCATTGACTTAGATGGTACCATCGAAGAAGGAAGACCTCTATCAATGGAAGGTGCCCATTGTAATACTAAAGGCACCTCTGGTATATCATACAATAAACATAGCGTAGGAATTTGCTATGTAGGTGGTTTAGACGCCAACGGTAACCCAGCAGACACACGTACTCCTGCACAAAAAATTGCACTAATCGAGTTGGTCTCCCGACTTCAAAAGTCAATTCAAGATCACAGAAGTACTAGGTCACAGAGATACTTCTCCAGATCTGAATGACAATGGCATCGTAGAGTCAAAGGAATGGATTAAATCCTGCCCCTGCTTCGACGCTGCAATTGAATTCGGCTACTCTCCTGCAGTTGTTATACGACCATAAGAAAGTTTGTACGAGCATGCAGTGTTTTGTACCAAAGTGTACAAAGACTGTACGCTCGTTATTTACTGGTTTTCAGACTGATAGAAACACATTGTACAAATGTACAATTTAAAATGCAAAACAGTTGAAACACTGCATTCCCTCTTGCTTACTCTCGTTTAAAACATGGGCATACACTAAAGTCTCTTTTAAATCAGAATGTCCTAGTATCTCTTTCAAGGAAGCTATATCTTTAGTCTTACGCAAAAAAACAGTTGCAAAAGTATGTCTACCAACTTTATGTGTAATGTTCTTCTCTATTCCAGCAATAGCAGCTATTTCTTTCAGGAATCTATTCATCGTTTGATCAGCTGGCAGTTTCTCAAAAACGATACCCTTTTTTCTGGTACCAACAATATTTTTCAGTAATGTACGAAGTGGATCCGATATAGGTACTTGAATAGGAAATGGTTTTCTTTTCTTTAGCTTCATTCGGAAATAAGTCAATGTATCATCTGTAAACTGCTCAAGAATCAATTTCTTTGCATCCCCTATGTGCAAAGAGCTAAAACATAAAAACAAAAACATTTCTAATGTTTTATGATGTTTATAGTCTAGTTCTCCATCCATATATAACCCCATCAAAGTTTGTAACTCATCTTCTTGCAAATACTCACCACTAGGAATTCCTTTCTTTATCTTCCAGTTCTTGAAAGGATTCTCATCCATATATCCAGCATTGTATGCAGCTAAAACATACTTCTTTATTGTGGCCATGTTTTTGTTTGCGGTATTTTGATTATTTCCAAGTCCAGTCATCAGATGAAAGAAATACTCATCAAGCCACTCCCTGGTTATATCATCAAAATAGAGATTAGGATTATATTCTTGCAGCTTTTTGATAACCGATAAGTTCGTCTTAAAAGTTGAATATTCAAGTTTAAACGATTCTTTTTTTTGATAGTCTCGTACGAACTCGAAAAAAGTATTGTAATCGGTTGGTCGATGATATGCTTTAAGAAAAGCATCGCGAGTAAGTTTGCGATCACGAAGTCGGTATTTTACAAAAACATTGTTTATTCTGGCTAATATGTTTTCTATAATCAGGTTTTTGTCATTGCACTGTTTGTCTCCTACTCCTACACACTTCTTCTTATCATTCCAGTTTTTCAAATCAACAGAGACTTTCGTTGAAAAGTTTACTTTTTCACGATTAACGTAAAAAGATAACCAAACGACTCCGGTAGATGGGTCGCTTCCGTATGTTCTTAGATATATTTTTATAGTTACCATAATCTACAATGGTCCCTTTTTACAGATAAGAATTGATAATCGGTCTACACCTGCACAGTTTGTTACACAAATACAGAAGTAGTTAATTGTTTGTGTGTCAACAAATAACAAATGCCGGACACATTTCTGTATCCGGCATTTTGCCTTCTTCGAGGTTCCTGGCGAACCTCTTTTTCTTTATTTTCCTTATTTATTAGATAAAACATTATCTTCATAAACTACTGAAAAACAACAAATTATTTATCACACAAAGAAAATAGAATAAAATAAGATAAAAGTTTGTAGTACCAATGTAGTACCAAATCAAAAAGAATCTCTATCTTTGTAGTACCAACTTATAAAAGTAAAAATATGGGTGCAACATTCATTTTGAGAACTGACAAAAGCGAAGGATATGCAACCTTATACGCTCGCATACAAAACAGGGTTCCAAAGATTAACATTCGAGTATCTACCGGATTAGAGGTTGATATAAAAGAGTGGAACAAATCTTTAACAGGAGCCAAAGCTCTAACAGCTTTCAGGACAGGCAAAGGAAAAGAACTTTACCTTAAACTAGACGCTATTTCATCAACGATTGACGCACTAATAAAAAATGGTGTAGCCATAACTTCCAACATGGCTAAAGAGCGTATACATGAAATAGTATATGCTGAACAGATAGCAGCCGAAAAAGAACGAGCAGAAGCCGAAGCTAAAGCCCTAGAAGAAGAACAGGCTACCAACTTCAACGACTTCATAGCACAATTCATTCACGAATGCGAAACAGGAAAACGGAAAAAGAAGGGAGGAACTACAAATATATCTCCTGGAACAATCAAAAGCTACAAAGGCTTTCAATCCCAGTTTAAAGCGTATCAGGAAACAAGGCTAAAGGTTATTGATTTTGAGGATCTGACAATAGAGTTTTATAATGACTTTCGATCATTCCTCACAGATAAGGAATATTCCCCTAATACTATTGCCCGGATGGTGAAGATATGCAAAACAATCTGTTATGCAGCCGAACAGCTTAAACTAATGGATGCGGCAAACGTCCGGTTTGGTTTTGATGTGATCTATAAAGATGTTGATAATGTCTACTTGACTGAAGAACGAATACAGGAACTTTATGAGTACGATTTATCCAATCGTCCGGCATGGGAAAAGATAAAAGATGTGTTTGTAGTCGGCTGTCTGACCGGGCAACGAGTAAGTGATTATAAGCGCATCAATTCAAAAATGATAGTTACCCTTACCGATGGCAATAAGTACATCAAACTTAAACAGGAAAAGACCGGAAATATCGTTTATATTCCTCTTGATTATCGGGTTGCAGCTATCCTTGACAAATATAACGGTACACTTCCCAAAGTCTACGACCAAAAGATAAACGACCATATCAAAGAGATTGGAGAGGCTTTAGGATGGACGGAAATAGTAGAGTTGGACGAACAACGGGGAGCAATGGAGTATACAGCAAAGAAACGTTTCTGCGACCTTCTTAAAACTCATACCTGCCGAAGAAGCTTAGCAACCAATATGTATAAAGCCGGGGCTTCATTAAGTTCTATTATGGCTATCACTGGACACAACAGCGAGCAGCAACTAAAGACGTACCTTAAACTGGATGAATCGGAAAAGAGCATGCTAGCAGCTAAAGAGAATTATTTCACGAAATTACGAATAGCAAAATAATCAATCATGGAAAATTGGAAAGAACAATACAATCAGCTAGAATGTGAGTGGAAGAAATATTATAAGGATGATTTTGCAGAAGTTTATAAATACTTATTAGAAGATAATATATCAATTGACGAAGCAATAATCAAGATAGGAGCTAATTATAATGCAGAAGATATATCAAACCTCAAGAGATGCGATGAGATATTGGCTCAAGGCACCAAATTAGTAATGGATAATTCAGAAGAGCTAATTAATGAAGGAAACGCAATTATGTACGATCTGATCTTAGCATTATCTAATGAAAAAATTAAAAAGACATTATTTTTTGAAAATCTAAAAAAAGAAGATGAAAGTTTTGATGATCTGTTTATGTCGAATAACTATAAATGCGAATATGGACTTTACACATATTACAGAAAGCTAAAAGAGCATAAGCTAGACGTTTTTTTAGGAACAGAAGATTTTAAGAACATAATAGAGACATTAAATAAAGTCTGTATATTTATAAAAGAGAATAATCAACATCCTATTAAAATTCAAAACCAACTCATTGAACTAATAACATTATATATTGGAATGAGGCTTGAATATCATTTAATTATAGTATTACAAGGTTTAATAGAATGGACAGAAAAAATATATGAAAATAACAATGAGCCCGAAAAAGAAAACGCATTTGAGTTACATACCTGGATTTTAAAACAAGCAACCCGGTTGTACTATAGTTATTATCTTTCCTGCAGTAATCAAATTGAGAATGATTTTGATGTTTTCTTCTTTTCTACAATGATCGGGAGATATATTAAAGAACATAGTGATGAATATTCAATAGAAGCAATAGAAAACATCATTGATGATAACAACATTCCTAAAATCGACAAAACATTAATAAGAAAAATCTATAACAAATGCAACAATAATCAATGGAATAGTATCCCTATAGATGATTTTATCAGATTACTTAATTGTGACAATTCAAGAACTCTATCTATTAAAAAAGATGAGTTTAATAGGACAAAAGTTGTATTTAAGAATATAGCCAACAGCATAAAAGATAAAGGAAGTCGCAAAAAATGGATCGAATTTATTAAAAAAGAAGTCTTCAATAATGTAGATTTTATGAAAGCTACATTGAGAACCGATACAAGCTGCGAAGGATATAGCCAAATCGATATAAATTTTAGCAGTTTTATAGCCGATTTAGGAGTTTCCCCCAATAAATAAAAAACGCCCCAATAAACTCCCCAATAAATATTTCAGAAGCGCATTGATAATCAACATTTTATCAATGCGTTTTTTTTTATATTCCCCAATAAATCCCAATTTCTCCCCAATGTATCTTCGCAGTTGAAGATTAGGACGTGCACACCCTGCCTTCATAACAATTAAAAAGTATAAGTTATGAAAGAATTAAATGCAACCCAGCAAGCTATAATTATGAGTTTCTTTGATCCATTTGTAGATGTGATTGTAGATAGAGTTTCAGAAAGAATATTGTCTGTAACTGCTAAGAAAGAACCAAAGTTCTACACTCGAAAAGAAGCCGCTGAAATCCTTCATGTCACCTTACCAACATTGGCGAGAATAACAAAAGACGGACTTCTTATCTCCAAGCGTGTAGGTAGTAGAATCCTGTATGAAGCGGATGCTATTGATGAGGCAGTAAAAAAGCAGGTCGTATTCAAATATCGGAGGGCGTGACTATGAAAGAAAAGAAAAAGGCAGCCTCCACGACCGCCAATCTCCAACATAGATCCGGAAACAAAGATAGCAAATCATCTCGAATAATTCAACAGGTACGATCTATTTTCTTATCTGGTCGGAAAGTAACAGCAAAAGAAATCAACGCTGAAACAAATTCGAATGATGCTAGACGTGTAATCTCCACCCTCCGTAATGATGAAGGTTGGGACATTAAAGACGTTCGTCTGGACGATAGAAGAAAACTATACTGGTTAGAGCCAGATAAACGGCAAATGTCTATTGATTGGGAGGTTAATGGCAATGAGTGAAGCAATAAAACAGATTGTTAGCGAATTTGAAAAGCCTGTGATTGAGATTCCATCCGATATAATGGATGCTATTCAATGTAGCCGCCTGGACTTATCACAAAATATACCCGATCCGCAAATGCTCGTATCAAAAGGAAACCTACCTGTATGTACCCGGGGAAATTTTTCTTTCGTTATTGGTTTACCCGGTGCAAGAAAGAGTTTTCTATGTTCCGGTATTGCCGGGGCGTTCCTGAATGAAAACGGGTGTATGGGATTAGACAACCCGAACGGATCTGGAAAGTTACTTTGGATTGATACGGAGCAAGCACCGGGGCACGTGGCGAAGATCGGGCGGAGACTACACCGCATTGCAGGGCTTCCAACTAACATCAATTCAGATAATATCATTATTCACATGTTGAGAGAGTATCAGCCGCCAATAAGACATAAAATCTTTTATGCGTGCATGAATCTATATCATCCTGATTTTGTCGTTCTTGATGGAGTTAGTGATCTAATAGCCGACCCTAACAGTTCGGAGCAATCAACGTCTGTAATTAATGATTTGATGGCTTTTACAAAGGAATATGATTGCCACGTTCTGACAGTCATTCACGCCAATGTAGGAAGTGAAAAAGCCCGGGGACATCTTGGATCGGAGGCTTTGCGGAAGTGCGAAACAGCGATTTTTGCGGAGGCTAAAGGAGATGTAACGTTGTGCAAATGGGCTAAAACTAGAGATATGCGACCGATGGACTTTGCATTTATAGTTTTGGAAGGGCTTCCCGTTGAAGCTGAATACATGCCCATTGAAGCAAAAACGGATAAACTACAACAGACTTTATCAAGTATCATGCCTCAATATCCGGCAACTATAACCTATTCGGATTTAAGACAGAAACTAATGCTACATCTTGGAGTGAAAGAAAGAGCGGCAGAAAAGAATGTTACGAAAGCGGTAGAGAATGGATATATTATCAAAAATCAGGTAGGCTGTTATTACCTGCCAAAGATTGAAAAAGCTAATGATACACTACCATTTTAATAACCGTTACCGTACCGTACTTTTCTACCGTACTCATCACCCCTTCTATAGAAGGGGGTGAATACGGTTAATACGGTGTACGGCAAAAATACGGTAAAAATACGGTTATTAATACGGTGCTATAAAATTTAAAGATTTTGATTTATGAGTGAACATACATATCACCTACAAAAATACGCAGGAACGAGTACCCGCCACACCTGCCCGCAATGCGGACATAAAGGAGAATTTACTTATTATGTTGATGAAAGGAATGTTCCTATTGATGAATCGTGCGGACGTTGCAACCGGGAACGTTGCGGCTATCATCTGACACCTTCGGAATATTTCAAGGCACACCCGGCCGATAAACGAAATGAGTTTACCACATGGAAACAGCCGGAACCACCTAAAGCAATTCCCATATCTTATCTACCTTCTTCGTTGTTGGCAACAGATACACACCGAGACAGAAACAATCTATTCCAGTTTATGTCTAAAGAGTTCGGAGATGTTGAGGCAAACCGGGTGTTTGATCTCTACCATGTCGGGACATCTCGCCACTGGAGAAACAATGACGGATTATCTACCACCTTTCCACAGATTAACGAAAAAGGCAAATTATGCCAACTAAAGGTTATGGCTTATAATCCCAATACGGGAAAACGGATGAAAAAACAAGACCGGGCGGAGATGTGGAGCGATAAGGCGCAAAAGTATATTCCAGATACTCGACCGATGGATAAGATTTGGTTTGCCGGGAAAACGCTTCTCAAAAACTATGAGGCTAATCTTCAGCAAACATTCTTCGGTTGCCATTTAATAAAAACCTCATCCCGGATAGGAATTGTTGAAAGTGAGAAATCAGCCCTTATATGCTCTATTTTGATGCCCGAAATCACTTGGATAGCATCAGGAGGCTGTAACGGATGCAAATGGACGGAAACAGCCGTTTTCAAGCCGTTATCAGGCAAAAGAGTAGTTTTATATCCTGATAGTGGAATGTTGGCAAAATGGGAAGAAAAAGCCGAAATATTGCACAGCGCCGGAATAGATGTAACAGTTAGCCGGATATGTGAAGGACTACCGAATAACTGGGACGTGGCGGACGTTCTTCTTCGGGAACGACATACACAGAAAGGTATGAATATTGGTGAAATAATGGCTTATGCCAAAGAAATAGGAGTTTCCCGGCAAATAACATATAACGTTTGAGTATGGAAATAGAAATAATATACGGGCAAGTGATAGCGAAAGCAAATAACTATCAAGCCGTACCGGGCAAAGACGGTCAGAAACGGATCATCAAAAACGACCGGATCAGGGAGTATGAGAAATCCTTCTGCCTACAATGCAAGAAGTATCGAGGAAAGCGCATTTCCGGTCGTTTCAAGCTATTTATTCGTGTATGGCATGGGAATATTCGCTTCGATCTGGATAATGCCTTAAAAACGATCCTTGATTGCTTGCAAATGGTGGAGGCTATTACAAATGACAGCCTTTGTTTTGAGATTCATGCGGAGAAACGGATAGACCGACGGAATCCGAGAGTAGAGTTTGGTATGGAAGAGATAAACGAGCAAAAAAATATATTCAGCCAAAATAAAGCGAGCGAAAATCACTTTCATCTGTCAGATGAGCAAGAGTACCCAAAAGAGTAAATTATCATTTTCGCTCACCTTAAAATGAGCGAGAGCAACATTTAAAAGTTATGGAAGCAATTAAAGAATTAAAGAAAGAGTTTATTAAGAACAAAGAGCGATTTATCCAAATCGGATATAATCCCCAAACTGAAGTTTACTTATACAAGCGTATATTTCCAGGAGGAGCAATCGTTTATGAAGTGTTCAAACGCAAGATAAATAAACGGTTTAACTGTGTTAGCTATCCCGGTAACAACGCCTTTGGTTATTGGGCTTTGACATTCCCCAAATATGAGCAAGCGAGATATTATTTAGATAATGGGTTTATAAAACCCTCGTAAGTTTATTTTTAAAAGAATCATTTAAACAAATGCCCATTAAACGAGGAAAAGTATTATCAGATAGGTGTTTGTCTAATCGTTGCAAAAGAATTAGAGAACAAATATTTTATTAACCAATTTAATTTTTTAGGTCATGAAACAAGAAACATTTTTCGGAGTAAGAAAAGATAGTGAAAAACATCTTTATGTGAGAAGATGTGACAACAACGAAGTCCTTATCACTAAAACAGTAAACGGGGAATCCATAACAGAAGAGAACACCGTACACCTAAATGCGGAAGAAGCCCGTAAACTGGGGATTCAGTTGCTAAAATTAGGTAGTGAAGAACTGCCAAAATCTGGAATAGATCTTAAAACGGAATCTTTCGTAGACAAAATCACGGTATACAGAGGAATAAACCCGGACGAAACACCGGCCAATCTCGCAGTTATCACCATTGATGAAAGTGATGAAGCCAGACAAGTAAGGGAAGATAGCGGAGAGGAGCCCGGCTTTTCCATTGAAGGCGAAGAACTGGAAAAACTCATTTCCGCACTGGCAAAGATTGTATAACCGATACCGGGTAGGTCTGCTTCGGATGGTCTACCCGGTATAAATAAAAAATATGCTATGACAAGAGACGAATTATATATCAATAACACAAAAGCCGATCTTAACAAGACGGATATTACTTTGAGCTATAAGAGTAACCTGCTAACCGATATTAGTAAAATTATAAGTAATAGGAGTTATACGATCAGGTTGCCTAAAACAGCAAAGAATCTGGCTTTGATTGAGTGTTCACATCTTCCCAGCTCAATAAGCCGTTATCCTTACCTAAAGCATAAAGGAACATTATTGCGAAATGGTGTTGAGATGATTAAAAATGCCAATGTAGTACTACTAGAAACTGGCGAAACAATAGAGGTTGCTCTTACATGGGGAAACGTCACAAACTTTGCTGGCGTGGTAAACGATGGCAAGAAGCTAACGGATATTACGCACGGGACAGTGGAAGGCGTGGATTGGGTAGTATGGAGTAATAAGGGAAGCAATTCAGCGCAATTTCCACTTATCGACTACGGGTTTAACTCCGATGATCCGAACGTGTGGTATCATCCTGTAGTGACTGTGAAATGGATTTTAGACAAGATTCAGGAGCAAAGCGGAGTGACATTTAATTTCCCGTCTGACAAGCTTACTGTTATAAATAAAATGATTATTCCTCTTTTGACAAGGAATGATTCACAAGAGATATATGATGCCTACCCAATGACTTTAAAAGTAACAGGGTATGATTCATCAATAATCAAATTTGAAGCTGTAGGAGATAGTACCCAACAGTATGTTAGCACTAATGGGAGCCGGGATATTTACCCGAAATTTGATTCAACATTGAAACTGAAAGGAACAATAGAAGTTTCATACACTTACTCACAGGGGATTGATTATTTAAATACGCCTTTTCAAATCACAGTTTATAGCACACCGACCAAGCAGGAGGAAATAATAAACATATATAAGCCGGCTGCATATATAGAACCGCCATATATTCGGCTAGTTTATAGCTTTGATACTTCTGCTACAGTTTATAAAGATGGATATTTTATAATATCAAGTGGAAACGGAAAACAACCGATAAATAGTGTATCAGGGAGTTTATCAGTAACGATAACAGAAAGAGAAGAGGATGTTTTACTAGGTGAGAAATTTCCCCTAGTTCCCAATCTTCCAGACATCAAGCAAATAGACTTCATTAAAGCCGTTGCCTCAATGGTCGGTTTGTTTGCCTTACCGGATGGCGAAAACGGGATCAAGTTTATTCCCTTCGATAATCTGTCTGCAAACAAATCTAAAGCTGTAGACTGGACGAATCGTGTGATAATGGCTTATAATAGCGTAACGCCAAGAAACTTACAGTACACCCTTGATAACATTGCTCAAAACAACTGGTTCCGGTATAAAGAAGATGATAATGTCATGGGAAACTATGACGGAAATATCCAGGTTGATGATGCCACGATTGAGTACGAACGTGATGCCATCACTTTGCCTTTCTCCGCCTGCAGTACAAAAGGAGGCGTTGCTTATATTCCTCTTTATTCTTATAACGAGGAAGGAGAGTTGGAGTATAACAAAACAAATCCCCGGATATTATTGCTTGATGGCACGAAGGGAATATTCAAGGGGCTAGAATGGACTACCTTAATTGCAAATAACTATCAGACGTACAAAGGGCTAATCAATAATGCAAAGGTAGTGACCGAGTATATCCGTCTTAACAGTATCGAATTGCGGGACTTAGAGATGGATATACCGGTTTATTTGGCTCAATATGGTTGTTATCTGGCTATCATAGAGATAACGACCAAAGAAAACGATATATGCGAGTGTAAACTTTTAAAATTGTAATGTCATGGAAGAAAATGTAGAAGAAAAGATTCGGAGTATTACCGAACAGGCCAATCAAACTAGAAAAATGCTTTTAGAAGAGTATTTGGGACATTCTATCTCTATGGAGGAGGCTATAAATATGGAAATACCGGACGAAGCTCTGGATCATCTGGGAGATTTGTAATTTAATGATTTAATATAAAATGATTATGACAGAAAAAGATTTATTAAACAACAGAGAAGCCATGAAATTAGCTTTGGCTTTTGATAAGATGGCCAAAGAGTATAAAACTACTATTCAGAAAATAGTAGCAGAAGGCAAACGAGTTACGGAATTAATCCAAAACAACCGGATGGAGGCTGTATCAACATTATCAATGATCGAGAATCTGATAAATGAACATGAACCGGATTCCGAAAAACGTAAAAAAATGCTTTCACTCCTGGATAATCTGAATATCAAAGGAGATAGCAAAACTTTCCCAGCCCTTGTTATGGCTTTATTTTTTGCAAGTAACGGAGTATTAACCGAAAAATAGAAAAGAGTTATGAAAAATGAAAATACAGTAGAAAAAGTATTAGAGATAAAAGTCCGATATGATGATGCGATCCGGAACATTGCAAAATACCGGGCGGCTATTGACGATTTGAAGAAGGAAGAGGCAGAGTATAAAAAAGCCTTGAAGGACAAGAAAATATCACAAGAGGAGTATAATGCCAAGCTCGTAGAAACAGAAAAAAAGATGATGCACGCTAAAGACGTGGTTCAGACGCTTACTAAAGATGTTAGAAATAATATAAAGATTGAAAAGGAGCAAACAGGTAGTTTAAAGCAACTCCGAGCACAATTATCCAATCTTACATCAGAGTATGACAGCCTTTCGGAAGTAGAAAGAAAAGCAAGCAGAGGGCAGGAACTTAAAATCAAGATCAACGGTATAACAGATTCACTCAAAGAAGCGGAAGGAGAAACTCAACGTTTCTACCGAAGTGTCGGAAGCTACGAAGAAGCCATAAAAAACGCTCTGGGAATGAATAACTCTTTTGCTGATTCCCTGCTACGTATGGCAGACAATGCCAAAAGCGGTTCCGGTCTTTTCTCCAATCTAAAAACGGAAGCTTCCGCCTTCGGAAATACCCTAACTTCCCTTTTAAAGAATAAAGTATTTTTAGGCATCGCAGGGATAGCGGGTGCTGGTGTTGTCTTTAAATGGTGGTATGATTACAATAAAGGTTTGGTTGAAGCTACAAAGTTAACAAGGCAATTCACTGATAAATCAGGGGATGATTTGAAGGCTTATCGAAGTGAAGTGCAAGCTCTGGCAGACTATTACGGGAAAGACTTTAAAGAAGTGCTTATTTCCGCTAATACGGTATCAAAACAATTTGGTATCACTTCCGAGAAGGCTTTGCAAATAATAAAAGACGGATTTATAGCCGGAGCAGATGCGAATGGCGAATTTCTGGATAGCCTGAAAGAATACCCGGCATATTTCAAAGAGGCTGGAATATCTGCCGATCAGTTTGTAGCCATCATCGCAGAGACCAACAAGCAGGGGATATTCTCCGATAAGGGTATAGATACGATTAAAGAAGCAAATATACGGCTCCGAGAAATGACAGATTCCACTGCCGCAGCATTAGAGGGGATCGGGCTAAATTCGAAGAAAATACAAAAGGAGTTACAAAGCGGGTCTATTACTACTTTTGAGGTTATGCAACTTGTTTCTGATAAATTGAATGAGCTTCCGGAAAGTTCCGCTGCTGTTGGTACTGCCATTGCTGATATATTTGGCGGCCCGGGAGAAGATGCAGGTTTGAAGTATATCCGGACACTGAAAGATATTTCTACCAATTTGGATGAAGTGAAAGCTAAGGCCGGAGAGTTAGGACGTGTCGAAGAAGATTTAATTAATTCTCAAACCGAATTAACAAAAGAGATTGCTTTGCTGTTTGATGCTACCGGAGGATCATTTGAGAAAATGACAACTAAGATTAAGCTATTTGTGAACTCCGTTCTTTCAGAACTAATTAAAGAGGTTAGAGGGCTGTTTGATACCGTAGAAACTATATCCAATAGAGAAGAAGCCATTGCAAAACGATTAGGAGAGACTATTGGGACAGACATGGCAAAAAAGAAGTATATTGATATAGAAAAAGCTCGGAAAGAATATATTAAACAGGGAATATCCGACAATGAAGCTTTAGAGAAAGCAAAACAAGATCAACTAAAGATTCTCGAATTATCATTGGCACAAGAGGAAGAATATTTCCAAAAGACTATAGATATAAACGAGAAATACAATAAAGAACTAAAAGATGCTTCAATTATTAGACAAGGACTAGGGTTAGATCGTACTAATAAAGAAATAAATCAGGATATTAGCAAATCTTGGAAAGAGCGAATGAATCAATTATCTGTTGTTGAATCTCTAAGAAAACAAATAAATGATATAACGAATTATGAGCCTACAAGCAAAGCAACGGGGGGTATCACCAGTGCTGCCAATATTGAAGCAAAAAAGAAAGAAATTGCCGAATTGAGGAAAGCAGAAGATGAAGCCTTAAAACTGATAAAAGATAGCCGGAAACGCCAAACGGAAGAGATCGAACTACAGTATTCCCGCCAGATAGAGGATCTTAAAAAGCGTATTAAAACGGAGGAGGATTTGACACCTAAAGCAAAAGAGGCCATCAATAAGCAAATCACTTCATTAGAAGCACAAAAACAGCAGGCACTAAAGAAGCTATCCGATGAAGAATTGCAGAAGGAAATTGCCAACCGCCAGAAGCTTATAGAAATACAACTTGAATCTGTAAAGAAAGGAAGCGAACAGGAATATCAACTGAAGATGCAGCAATTAATTGCGCAACGGGATTTAGACCTTTCTAATACCGAACTTACCGAACAGATGAAATTTGCCATCCGTGAAAAATATAATAAGAAAATTGATGATCTTGTAAAACAACATGATGCGGACTTACTGAAAAAGCAACAGGATGCAATGAAACTTCGCTATGAAACCGAGATTGCAAAAGTGTACAATGATGAAGCGGAAGTTTATCGTATCAGATTAAAGCAAAGAAAGGAGGAATTAGACGCCATCCAACAAATGGAAGGAGAAAGTATAGAAGCTTTCAATCTTCGTAAGCTGGAGCTTAAAAATGCCTATCTCGATGCAGAAAAAGAACTAGCTGATAAAGAAGTAGAAATCGAAACACAGAAATCAGAAGCTATTGGAAATCTTATTGGTGGAATCTCTTCCTTGTTGGAGTTGGCAGGAGAAACTAATGAAGAAATGGCACGTGCCGCAAAACTATTAGCGATTGCAGAAGTTGCCATAGCGCAGGGAGTAGCTATTGCAAATGCTGTTAAAACGGCTACCAGTTCAAGTGCAACATGGATAGATATGCTTGCAGCCATTGGAACTGTTGTTGGTGCTGTTACTGCTATGATGGGAACTGCTATGAAGTCTATTAAATCCGCCAAGTTTGCAACCGGTGGACTAGTTACTGGGCCGGGAACCGGAACGAGTGATAGCATACCGGCACAACTAAGTAACGGAGAATCGGTAATGACAGCAAGAACTACGGAGTTATTCGCTCCGATACTTTCCTCATTTAACCAAATGGGAGGCGGTGTTCCGATAAACATCACCGCATCAAGTAATCAGACCATGGGAGAGGATATGTTAGCAAGAGCTGTAGCAAAAGGAGTCCAGATGATGCCTAATCCGGTGGTATCTGTAACTGAAATAAACACAGTTGGAAAACGAGTTGAAGTACTTGAAAACCTAGAAAGCTTATAATATATTATTAAAAACTATTGAAGATATGGCAAAATTTAATGAAGAAACAATTCAAAAGTGCGTTGACTGGGTATGTGAAAACGGACTTATAGATTATGGCGGTGCAAAGCTTATTGACTTCTGTAATGTAATGGGAATCGGAAAGAGTACCTATTACCGGTGGATGGAAAATGAAACTTTCGGGACTGCTATAAAAAAGGCGAAAGAAGATTTCAAAAACGGGTTAGAACGCAATGTAGTTTCTTCCCTTGCAAGGTCTGCCATCGGGTATGAATACGAACAAGTTTCTTCCGAATACTACATGGAAGGCAAGAAAAAGAAGTTGAAAAAGGAAGTTAGAAAAAATGTCCGTGTTGAGCCTAATGTAGGAGCCGGAATATTCCTTCTCACAAACCTTGCTCCTGACAGATGGAAGAACAAACAGAACACCGAGCATTCCGGAGAAGTTTCTACCGGATTGACCGTTGTAGTCAAGAATCAGGAAGAAGCGGATTTAATCAAACAATTAAAAGAGCATTAGTTATGTCTGCACCTAAAGGAAACCAATTTTGGAAGTTGAGAAACAGGCATGGGAGAAGCAAGCGTTTTGCTTCTCCTGAACAGTTGTGGGAAGCAGCCTGTGAGTATTTTGCCTATTGTGACAGGACTCCATGGAAAGTAATCAAGAATAAAACGAAAGGAGAAATAAAGGAAAAAGAAGAAAGCCCTACACAACGTCCTTACTCTCTGACCGGGTTAATGGCTTATTTAGATGTTAGTAAGTCCTTTTGGAACGATTTTAAAAAAGGTAGTCATGAAGATTTTTCCGTAGTCATTACACGCATAGAGAATGTCATCAGGACACAACAATTAGAAGGTGCTATTGTTGGTGCGTTTAATCCCAATATAGTTTCCCGAATTATAGGTCTTTCTGATAAACAAAAGGTAACTCATACCATCAACAGTAAAGAGTTTAAAGGCTTTGATTTCTTACCTTATATTCCCAAAGCAGATGAAAGTATATGAGGTTTTAGCATCAAGCCGCTTTCTACTCGCTACAATGAACAGAAACGGAGTGAGCGCAGATGATATAATGTATCTTGATATGTTCTATGAGTATAGAGATATGCTTGCAGAAGGACGAAAAGAAACCGAAATTCGGGACTTTCTTGCAAACAAGCATAAATTATCAGCCTCAACAATAAAAAGGATCATAAAACGTCTGAATGATGAATATAAATTATAGTTTTAATGGCTAAGTATAAACAAAAGTCCCGAACCAATCAAGGAACGGGGCTTATTATTTCTCTCATTTCAGCCTTTGCCAAAGGGGAAAGTTCTTTCATATAATTACATTTAAAAGCGGCTGATTCCAGGTCAAGCACATCATAACGGACGCCGGAACGTAACTTTTCATCAACATCTTTATATTTCTTCACTATGCCAGCTTTTACCCATTTAGTAACATTTCCTTTGCCATACCGGATATGTGCCTGATTTTGAGATATAAATTGAGATTCTTTGAATAAGCTAATTCGTTCTTTTTTACGACCCAGATTTTCTGCAAATTCTACTAGCTTAAACAGCAATTCTTCGGATATGGCTACAATCATATTAACATTTATTTTTACCACATCACTCATAAGACTTAGGAATGTTCAAATATTGATATTTAATTCTATCTAACAGATGAAATACAGGAAATGTAAGTGCATAATAATCTGTAACACCATTTACAGCAACTAATTTCCAATATGAGTAATATGCAGTTTTTTGAATATTGAATGTATATTTATTATCATAAATTAATAATTCATGTTGTTGTTTCTCCGTTATTGATGGATATAAAAGACATAATACTTCATTTATAGCTGTAAAATTCTTCCTATACGGAGATAATGGTTCTTGTATAGAACAGGCTGATATCGCATTAGAAACTTCATAATCATCTACAAACATTTTTTTCAAAACAAGAAATAATAATCCTGCATAATCACACGTTTTATGAAAATCGTCAAGAGTCTTTGTTGGTATTATCTCAATATGTGCTTCTTGAATTTTTGTTATTGTTCTAACATTTATTTCCCCACAATTAATCATTACCTGAATAATGTCAAGATAGCGTTCAAAAAATTCACTTCTTACATCAGGCGGCATATTTATTTGACTGAATAGAATATTTATGACTTTCACAAGATCATTCCTTATATCAAAACGAAAGATTTCCGTTGAATAGAATTTATCAATATATCCATTGAAAGCTTTATTGGTTCCATTGATATGTACAAAGCAATCACGCAAATTATTTATATCACATACTATAATAATTTTATCAAACCCAAATTTATTCTCTCCTGTACCCGTTTCATTGTCATTTGTAGACAAAATATTTAACAAGCGAAAAGACTGTAATGGTTCAAGACGATCAAAATCATCTATCAACAAAATAGTTTCTTTTTGCTTATTCTCTAATTTGCTAGCTTTAATAAGCATTTCTCTTATCAAATTAGATATGTCGTTCATTTCATAACTAGTACCTATCTCATTCTCTAAATCGTTTAAAAATTGTTCGATTTTAGTCTTTGGAGAATCATCTTTGTAGTCTTTGTATATATTCGCAATCACTTCTATTGCTTTACCTAACTTTACTGTATTCTCATCAATAAGTGATGCTACTTCCAAAATACTTTGCAATAACTTAAGCGCATTACTTTTCACCGACCTACATATTGTAGAAACTTTTTCAAAATCAGTTCTTTCAATCGTAATCCCAGTCCCCAACAATTGAATTAATATGTCGAATTTTATTAACTCGTAAATGTCTTTATTAGTTGAAGTCACATAATTTACTGGGAATAGTTTACATACGTAATATTTTTCCTGTTGTTCTGGATCATTAAAAAAATTATTTAAAAATGTAGTTTTGCCACTTCCAAAACAACCTGAAAAAATAATTCGTTGGTTATTTGTATTATTTAGATGAGCCTGAAATTGCTCCATCATACCCTTTGTTTCTATTTGACGCATAAATATTTCTGTATTATTCCTCACTTTCTATTCTAATCTCCATAATAAGAACAAAACGAATTTATTCTTTAGATTATTCCGGTTCGTAACCCTAATAATAAGATTGTGTAATACCCTTAAATATAACTTCTCTATCATCTACCTGGTTGGTTAATCTTTGATGTAACAAAGTCCGTAGTTCCAGGTCGTTAATCGGGCTTCTTTCCATAGCTTGCAAATAGAGAACCTTATCTACATTCTGCCAATCGATCACCATGCCAAGACGTTTTTTAAGTATCACATCAAGATACATACAATTAGCAAAACGAAAGTTTCCCTTTACTATATTCAACGTACGCACCTGTTCAGCAAACCTGTACAACCCATCGAACAAATAACGGTGTATGTCACACAATCCCTTTACGGTTCCCACCTCAATACGATCTATATCTCCAGTTTCAAACAAGGCATGAGCTTTTGCAAAGCTCAATTTATCTATTTCATTTGTATTCATACCCTATTGCATTATAGACAAATATCTTTGTAAAGAGGCTATTTCGGCCTCAACAACAAGTTTTTGAAAGGCTTCCGGCTCATTCTCTGTATGAGATTCTTCCAGTGCTTTATAATAACTTATTTTATCCTCATTGCTACCTTTTAAAGTAACCAATGTATACCCATTCCGTAAAAGATAAAGATTCATCAATAAACGTGACGTTCGCCCGTTTCCATCAATAAACGGATGAATACGTACAAGTTCGTCGTGAAGATATGCGGCTATAAGTACCGGATGTACTTTTTCTTCCTCCATCTGCCGGAACTTTATCATAAAATCCTCCATTTGCTTCTGTATTAAATAAGGTTGTGGCGGCATGTGGGTACTACCGGAAATCATGACGGGAACGGTGCGATACCGCCCGGCATTTTCACGATCTATTCCGTGCAAGATAAGAGCGTGTATTTCTTTGATAGTGCGTTCGCTTATCTCTATATCTTTCTTCGCTATATCTTTGATATAATCAATAGCCTCGCTATGATTGATAGCCTCCAGATGTTCACGCATAGATTTGCCGGATATGGTAACTCCTTCATTTACTACTAGAGCGGTTTCCTGTAATGTAAGGGTATTGCCTTCGATTCGGTTACTTTCGTAAGTGTATTCTATATCTAAGGCATCCTGTATCTTTTCCAAAGCATCTTCCGGTAATGGACGTAAAGCGGATAATTCTCCTTTGAGTGTGTCAGCTTTATCTAACAACAGTTTTAAATCTTCATTCATGACTATTCTACTTTGATACTATAAAACAATTTCTCCGCTTTCTATTCTATCCAGCAACCGGGACAAATCCGGCACACTATTTATATTGTAACTGGTATCTCTTATGCGGATTACTCCAATAATACCACCGGAAGAAGAAGGTGCAAACAGCTCTGTAATATCAACCTCTAAAGCATTGGCAATCCTTTCCAGTGTTTCAAGCGTTGGATTTCCATTGATAGCCCGGCTTAAACTTTCTTGCTTAATACCCATCTTTTCCGCAAGCTGGCTCACTGTGATGCCTTTTTCTTTACATACTTCTTTTATTCTCATGATAATGACATTTTAAGTTATAATTCAATTTATGTGCAAATATAGGAATAAATAACTCAAAAGTTATATCTCATAGTTAAATATAGTTTAAAGCATCATTATTTTTCATTTAGATAATTGTAATTATGATATTAAGAGTTATATTTGCACTATAATAATAACAATAAAAGTTATAAAGATATGGCACGTTACGATTTAAGCAAGATAATGAAGAGAGCTTGGGCACTATTTACGAATGCCCGTGTAAAGTACCCGACATTTGCCGATGCACTCCGTAAATCTTGGAGCATGGCAAAGTTTGAGGTTAGAGTAGCCGAAGAACGCCAAGCAATCGAAGCGGAGACTAAAGCACGTGAAGCAAAGGTACGTGAAGAGAACGAGCAAGCCGCAATTAGTTCGGTTCTTCTTCAGGCACAAATCGAAGCCGATCGGATCAGAAGAGAAGCGGAAGCCAAAGCGGAACGCATGAAGGGCGAGATAGCAGCACGCAAAGAGGGCATCTCTTACAATGAGTATCAAAGCCGTATTAGCCGTGCAATGGGCTACGGGTGTGGCTCGTATTGCGGTGATTGATTATTTTATTCATAATATTTGATTTGTTTTCATGGAAGCACTGGTTTGTGAAAATAGGTGCTTCTCTTTCACTGAATTATTAACCCGGAAATAGTTAAATTTGATAAGCCTATTTTTCAAAGTGAGAGAGCATGACGTTCAGGAATGTATGATATAAAGAACTATTATTTAGTTATACTATTTAATTATATTATTAATGCGGGCGGATATAAGGGTGAACATAAGGGCGGGCATAAAGGTGATGTTAATTAAGAGGGTGACTTATTAAGACGGCGTTTTATTGAATTTATTGATTGTAATCTACTATCTTCCAACTGTTTAACCTTGAAATTTAAACTTTTCTGTTTGATGTGCTCTACAATAGCATCTTCTAAGCCCTTCATATCCATTTTACAAGATACATACGTACGCTTATTATAACCTATTTCAGACATCAAGAACCCACGTACTACAAGCTCCTTCAACATTTTCTTATAATGATAATCAGTCGTATATTGCTTGTACGCAGATTTCACTTTCTTATCATTCAATATAAGCTCTAATTCGGCTTGATTCTTTGCGCCGAACATCCTACATTTAATCATGTTTCCAGTCGTTTCTGCAAAGTCTTTATTACCAATAATGGAGCGGATGCCGGCATACATAGCAAACAATGCTTTTTCGTAGTCGGTCTTTGTGTTTTTATAGAAATCAAACATCATCCTTTGACTGATTGATACTAACGGCTGGTTGTGAAACCCGTTATAAGCGGTATAATACTTTTGGTAGGTTTGGGCAACACAAGATATATCAAATGTAATATTAAGTACGGTTTTTACCTGCCTTAGACGGTGAAACTCCTCTATTTCATTCTTCAGTTCTTCATGCTCCTTGCAATATTCGTAAATGCTTTCTATTTCTTCATCGGGAACAAATTCATAACTACTAAACCCGTTGTAATCTTCATCGCTATAAAACAGTTCTCCCTGTTCAAGTCTGGCTAGTTCGTTTTGTAAACTCTTGGTAAGCCCGCCACGGTAGTAACAATAAATAAGCTGTTTTAAGGCATTGTATTCGTCTATCCGCAATGTTTGAGATACACGGTATATTCCTACATCGAAAATATCACTAAACCCTGTTTTGGGCTTCTTGAATATTTCTTGGATTAGTGGCAACGGAAATAGGATGTATTCAAAATTATCCATATCTTTGTATAGTCAAATAATTGCGCCTGGTTGCTTGTGAGAAGTAGCCGGGCGTTCTTCATTTTATTAATCTTCTTTTTTATTTGTGCAATCAGGCACTGACAGCGTTTCAGCGTATGCCTTTAATGCCTCTTCTGTCTCAAAGGTGAATGTTTCACCGTTACGCCGTACAAAAGCTATAAAATCCCGTTCCGCTTCAAATAGAGACGATATAGGAACGTTTAAAGCGGTGGCTATCTGTGAGAGCCTTTCAAGCGTTGGATTACCCGAAAGCGATTTAGATAAAGCTCCCTCACTGATATTCATTTTTGCCGCCAAATCTTTTGCGGTCATCCCTTTCTGCCTTAGCAGTTCTTTAATCTGTATCATATTTACCTATATTAAAAGTTCTTGTAGGTACAAAAATAGCGTAAAATTTCAATATACAACAATAAATAATAGAAAAATTGCATTAAAATGAAATATTTTACATAAAAACCTTGCATATTAATTTAAGTATACGTAAATTTGCATCATGAAAATTGAAGTAAACGTAAACATAAAGATTATGAAAGCAATTATCGACTACAAGAAAGAGAACAGCGAACTAACAGGCGCAATTATAGTAAATGAATATGCAGGTAAGACAACTTACATCGCAGTTATAGCATCAGCAAGTAAGACTTACAAGACATTGAAAGGTGCTGAAAAGTTCATGAATGAATACAATTACAAGAAATGCTAATATAAACCGGATGGGGTAGTTTCAACCAACCCCATCATAAAATATACACTATGACAGAAACAAAGGTTTACAAGCTCCACGAGAGCAAGCAAGTAGAGGATATTACTACCATGCTAAAGATAGAAGGAATAAAGCATAAGGTATTCGAATACGAAGAGTACACAGCAATAGAAGTGACCGGCACACCGTTAGAGATAATAAGAGTCTCCACGATATACCAACAGGCTACAACCATTAAGCTATAACGAGATGGAGATATTGATAGTATTTGGATGCCTATACACTGGCTATAGGATATTCAGGAGAAAGGGAGAACACTTCTTTGATGTTTAATCAATTATGAACGCTACACTAATTATTTGTATCATCCTTCTTGCTTTTTGCGTCTGGGATGAAATTTTTAACGATAACAACAGGAATCAATCAATATAAAATATAACTATGGAAATGGTAATAGAGCCCGCTAGCAAAGAACGGACAGAGCAAGGAGAGCAGTTTATCGAAAGACTACTAAAGATTCTACAAAACAACGATAAAGTAACGGTTAACGTAATGTATTGCCAGACTTGCGTTATTGACAGGCTGGTAACTGTAGAATCTGGCACCAGTTTTAATGCGGGTCTAAGTAAAGACAATTGTACAGTACTAAATGAAATGGTTTACAACTCACATCAATAAAAAGGAATCATGGACTTATAAGAGATATTATTGCAAAGACTTGTATTTCTGACTGATGAATACTTTCTGTTAAAGAAAAGAGTTAAGGAGTTGGAGAACGAGACAAGAATAAAGAGTTCAACGGCTCCAAGGATAATAAAGATGAGAATAGAGAAAGCAAAATAAGTTAGTGTTTAGGGGGCTTCGGCCTGGCACATTAGTTGACGCCATCAACAAAGACGCCCGGTAACAATACGGTTGCCGGGTTTTCTTTTTATGATGGCTATTTATGAGGATGAATGAGATAAACCCACAAATAAAAAGATCAAAATGTCGTAATAACTCCAATTATTTTCGTTCATTTGTCACTTAACAAAAAGAAAAAAAACATGGAAATAGATCCGATTATTAAGCAAGCCATTGAGATTGGTATTAAATTAGGTATTGAAGCATATAAGAATGAAAGAAATGCAAATCTCAAAAATAAAAAAATTCTTATATGTAAATCCGATGCGGAAGACCGTTTCGGAAGCGGAGTTCTTAAAAATTTAGAGAAACGGAAACTAGTATTCCCTTATCAATTTGGTATTGAAACAATGGTAAACGAAGAAGGTGACGAAATTTCCGAACCTAGAGGACATATATACTATAAACTGCATGAAATTATGGAAGCTATTGAGAGTGGAAACATTCTAAAGTGTCTTCAAAAAATACAGATGTAGATAAAATAGCCAAAAGCAATTTAATATAAAATCAACAAATTATGAAATTACAAGATTTATTGGAAAGCGATTTAAATATTTCCATAACGATTACGATCAAGGAGCTAAAAGAATTTGCAGATTATCTTCTCCAACAGTCAAAAGATGATATAGAACGTTTGATTTTAGAAACAAAGCAACCCAAAGAATACCTTACTCCCAATGAAACCGCAAAACTATTGCATGTCAACCGTAGCACATTATATCAGTGGAATAAAAATGGATATTTACGTGTAATAGAAGTTGGAGGAAAAAGGCTTTATAGACAATCTGATATTGATGCCATTTTAAATAGGAAATAATCAGAAAAGAGCTGAAAAAGCAATTGTTGGAGATTAATTTATAACTTAATAAATAATACTATGATAGGAATAGAAAGAAGATTTTCAGACGACACTCGCCTAATTGACTTAACAGTAGGAGATTTAAAAGAACTAATAACCAGCCTTATCTCAAAAATCAAACAGATAGAAGAAAAAAGATATGTATATGGTTTACAGGGATTAGCCGATTTATTACACTGCACAAAGCGACATGCTTCAAAAATAAAATCATCGGGAATACTAGATGAGGCAATAAAACAAAGAGGGAGAACTATTGTAATAGATCATGATTTGGCTTTAGAATTATTCGGAAAGCAAAATTAA